GACGGCAAAAGATAATTTAAACTACGAGAAGCTGACCTTGGTACTACTAGTAAATAAATATTATTAAAATTGCAAGAATCTGCATAAAAAATTTGATTAAAAATTGCTCTTTCAGTTTTACCTGGTTCTTTTAATCCTAAATCATAAAAGTATTTTTGATACCCAGAAACATAATTCCAATTATTAACACATTTAACGTCTGTTATAAGATTGGAAAAATTAGTTTTTACAAAGGTTTCAAAATCACTTGTCGTCACCAAACGATATTGAGATCTGTAAGTTGCTGGTGCTGTTTGTCTTATTTCTTCTGGTGTTTCTCCTTCTTTAATTGGAGTAGAAGCGTTTGAATTGGTAAAGTTAAGATTCAACATCTCTATATTACTAAGATATCGATAATCATTTTCAAAAATATCGGTTAAAATTTCATTAAATTGAATTGTATTATAACGGTATAAACGAGAATTGTTGTTTAATGCACCTGCACCAATTTCTCCATCAGCTCCCTTGGAGGAAAGATAATAAATAGCTACTTTATCACCGGTTTGTAATTTAAGACCATTAACGTCATTGCCGAATTTAATTTCGTATCTTTTGTTTTGATTTAATCTAATTTCGTATTTTTTTTCACTTCCATTTTCTAAAAACAAATTAGGTGTTTTGGAATATTGAATCCATTTGTTAGTTAAAATAGGTTTAACAAAAACATCAATATTAAAATGATCTACTAATGCATTTCCTGCATTTAAAATTATTGTTTCGTTGTCCTCGCCGATAGCAGTGTAAAGAGGATATTCTTGATATTGCCCTTGAAACAATAATTTTTGTCTCGCCATTTCATCTAAAGACTCTATTGTGATATTTTCCGTTTTAGAAAAAGTTATATCTTCATTGAAGCTGTAATTTATGTTATTTATTAAAAGATAAGAATAACGAGGAATAGTGTAAAGTCCTTGTATTAAATTCGATGCAGAACAATTAAAAGATAAAGTAGAGGTTTGAAATCCGATCGGAGAATAGTCTATAAGTTTTACAATTCGATTAATGTTTTCGTAGAGTTGTGACTCTGTAAACATCGACTCCGAAGAGGTTTTATTGAGATAATAAATGAGAGTGTGATAAGAATAAGCAATGATATCAATAATACATGCCAAATTAGACCCCAGAAAGTTTTGATCTGTAAATATTTTTTGTTCATTTAATCTGTTGATAATGAGTTCTCTTAAAGAGAGAGCGTCAAAAGCTACATAACCTCCTTTTGGGATATCAAAATTATTTGTTGTGTTTGCCATATATTATTTGTTTGTAAAATTTGGATTTTGATTGGGTACTTGAGTAAATTGTTGTTTTTTAATATCTAAAATAAATTGAGTTTCTGTAGAAGTATTTAAAACGGGTATTTCTAATATAACAGTTATGTTATATTGATTGTTATCTTCGTCTGCTTCTACTTTTACTTTTAACGGATTTACTCTAGGTTCATAAATTTTAATACCGTTATATATTTTTCTACCTATAAGTTCACCATTTCCTACTGTTATTGGTGAAAATAAAAATTGACGAAAATCTAAACCGTATTCGGGAAAAAGAAATCTTTGACCTGGTAATGTATTAAAAAGATTAACTAAAGAATTTCCAATAGCAGTTAAATCAAAAGAAGCTTTAATATCCCCGCCTGGAGCAGGTAATTTAAATCCAGGTGCTGAAATTTTTGTTAATCCTAAATCTAACGATAGATCTTTATAAACATACTGCTTAGAAGTATATTCACTGGATATCTGTTCTAAATTTTTAATTTTAATTGCCATTCCTTCTATTATTTAAGAGCAAACACCATAAATAATAATACAAAATTATGGAAATGAAGTTCAATACACTATATGAAGGTATGTTAGAACGCTACCAACAAGGAGGTTTTATTGTTGGAGATCGTGTTCGTTATCGTAAGGATTGTTTAAGATTAGAATTTTTTAAACACAAAACCACCCAATTCATCGATTTGATCAAATCTTGTATGGATGAAAAATTTGACCTTAATTTAAGAGTCTCTGCGGTTAAATCCATTTATCCTACCACGTCACAAAATTATAGAGGAGGAACTGAATCACCTGACGCCATTTACGTCGATGTTATTGTAGAATATGCTCCCGGTCTTTATAGAACACCAATGACCGTCCCCATCGAGTCTTTAGAGCTTATGGATGATGGAATTAATACAGGTCCTGTTCCTGATAGTCTTAAAAGAAAATCTAAAATTAATATCAAACCCGAAGAGGTAGAAGCAATTTCTGATGTTAAATTTGATATCAATCTTCAAAATAAAAACGTAGTAATTCCGAATAGTTCGGCTAAACACGATCTATCTAAGCCTTATACTGGTTGGGAACCTTTGCCAACTAGATAAAATTAGTAGAAAAAACACAAAAATAACCTATACTAGCACTATGCTCAAAAATAATTATGAAAATATTTGACGAACAACTTTCTCGTAAACCTAATCATTATCCTTGGACTGAACAATTTATTGAATCTATGCATAATGGTTTTTGGACTGATAAAGAATTCAATTTTAAATCTGATGTACAACAATTTAAAGTAGAATTGTCGGATCAAGAAAGAGAAATCATTATTCGTACTTTGTCTGCTATCGGACAAATTGAAGTGGCTGTCAAAACATTTTGGGCTAAATTGGGAGAAAATCTTCCACATCCTTCTTTACAAGATTTAGGTTATGTTATGGCTAATACCGAAGTAATACACAACAACGCTTACGAAAGACTTTTGTCTGTATTGGGATTAGAAGATATTTTCGAAAAGAATTTAAAATTAGAATGGATTGAAGGAAGAGTCAAATACCTTAAAAAGTACACTCACCGATTTTATAAAGATTCAAAAAAACAATATCTTTATGCTTTGATTCTTTTCACTCTTTTTGTAGAAAACGTTTCTTTATTCTCTCAATTTTATATCATTAATTGGTTTGCCAGATATAAAAATGTTCTTAAAGACACAGACCAACAAGTCAAATATACTCGTAACGAAGAAAATATTCATGCTATGGTAGGTGCTAAGATTATTAATACCATTCGCCAAGAGTATCCTGAATTGTTTGATAAAGAATTAGAAGATAGAATTTTACATGAAGCAGATGAAGCTTATAGAGCTGAAGCTAAAATTATTGATTGGATGGTCAATGGTATTCAAGAAGATGGTTTAAGTGCTAATGTTCTAAAAGAATTTGTTAAAAATAGAATCAATCAATCATTGGAAATGATAAAATTTTCTAAAGCTTTTGAAACAGATAAAAAATTATTGAGTTCTACAATGTGGTTTGAGGAGGAACTTTTGGGCAATAACATGACTGACTTTTTCCATTCTAAAGACACTGGTTACGCGAAGAAAAATCAATCTTTCTCAGAAGACGATTTATTTTAACCTAGAAGATTTTTTAAAAAAGGTTAAGATATAGAATTACATGAATAAAGACATTTATTGGCTTAACAAAGATAGTAGAAGTTTTTTAAATAGAGGATATCTTTTAGAAGGAGAGTCTGCAGAACAAAGAATTAGAGACATATCAGAAGCTGCGGAAAAATATCTTCAAATAAAAGGTTTTGCCGATAAGTTTGAAGGTTATGTTCATAAGGGGTTTTTTAGTCTCAGTTCGCCAATTTGGGCGAATTTTGGTCGTAAAAGAGGTTTACCCATTTCTTGCTTCGGTTCTTATATACCAGACACCATGCCTGGTATTTTAAATAAAGTAGCCGAAGTTGGTATTATGACCGCTCAAGGTGGTGGTACTTCGGCTTACTTTGGAGATGTAAGAGGTCGAGGAGCCTCTATTAATTCTGGTGGTACTTCTACTGGTTCTGTTCATTTTATGGAACTCTACGATAAACTCATGAACGTAGTTTCTCAAGGAAATGTTCGTAGAGGATCTTTTGCTGGATATCTTCCAATTGACCATAAAGATATTGAGGAGTTTTTACAAATTCGTTCAGAAGGACATGATATTCAAGATATGTCTATTGGAGTTTGTGTTTCTGATGAATGGATGAAAAAAATGATTGACGGTGACAAAGAGTGTCGTCGGATTTGGGCTTTAGTTATTAAGAAAAGATTTGAATCTGGATATCCTTATATTTTCTTTTCAGATAATGCTAATAATCAAGCTCCACAAATTTATAAAGATAAAGGTTTAAAGATTAATAACAGTAATCTTTGTTCAGAAATCTTTTTGTCTAATTCAGAAGATGAATCATTTGTCTGTGATCTTTCTTCGTTGAATCTAGAAAAGTGGGATGAAATAAAAGACACAGATGCGGTAGAAACCCTTGTTTTCTTTTTAGATGCAGTGATGACTGAATTTATTGAAAAGACAGAAGACATGCAATTCATGGAAGCTCCTAGAAAGTTTGCTGAAAACCAAAGAGCATTGGGCGTTGGTGTTCTTGGTTGGCATTCTTTATTGCAATCTAAAATGATTGGTTTTGAATCCATGGAAGCCAAGATGCTTAACAATCAAATTTGGAAAACTATTAGAGACAAAGCTGATTTAGCTACTAAAGAATTAGCTGAAATTTTCGGGGAAGCCCCTATATACGGAGATTCTAAAGACAAAAGAAGGAATACTACAACTCTTGCTGTAGCACCTACGACTTCATCCGCTTTTATTTTAGGACAAGTGTCTCCGAGTATAGAACCTCTTAATTCTAATTATTTTGTTAAAGATTTGGCTAAAGGCAAGTTTACCTATAAAAACCCTTATCTCAAAAAACTTCTTAAAGAAAAGGATCAAGACACAGACGAGGTTTGGAAATCCATCTTAGTTCACGGAGGATCTGTTCAACATTTAAAATTTCTTACTCAAGAAGAAAAAGACGTCTTTAAGACTTTTGGTGAGATTTCACAAAAAGAGATTATTATTCAAGCAGCGCAAAGGCAAAAATATATCGATCAGGGTCAGTCATTAAATCTTATGATTCCCCCTAACACTAAACCCAAAGATGTCAATGAACTTATGATTTTTGCTTGGGAACAAGGTATTAAAAGTCTCTATTATCAACGTTCCGCTAACCCAGCTCAAGAACTCGCTAGATCTATTCTTAAATGCCAATCCTGCGAAGGATAAACAATAAGTAATAGTATGTCTTATGCTGCTGGTGTCATTGACGGATATAAACAAGTCTCTGACAAGAGTGATGAATTAATCAATAAAGAACAGGTTGTTATTGAAGAAAAACAACAATCTACAAATCTGTCCTCAGAACCTTTCGAATCGTTCGTAGTCACTTTAGCAGAAACTTTAAAGAAACAAAAGCAGTCAAAACAAGTAGAGGTTTCTACAGAAGAATCACCTTTACCTACTGTTAA